TGGTGCAACAGTTGTAAATCATTGCATCGACAATATCGCTGTAGTTCGTCGCGATTGCCTAGTCTATGTTTCACCACATGATACACTTGGTCCATTCCTAGATCGTACAACCCTAGTAACCGACCTAACTGATTATCGCAATACCATCAATTCAACAAGCTATGCAGTTATGGATAGCGGTTACAAGTATCAGTTTGATGTTTACAATCAAAAGTATCGTTGGATTCCATTGAATGGTGACGTTGCTGGTCTATGTGCTCGTACAGATTCAGAGTCTGAGCCATGGTTCTCACCAGCTGGATATAATCGTGGTCAAATCAAGAATGTCAGCAAGCTATCAACCAACCCTTCACAGGCTGAGCGCGATGAGCTATATCAGGTTGGTATCAACCCAGTAGTGACATTCCCAGGATCAGGTACCATTCTATTTGGTGATAAGACAATGCAGCGCAAGGCTAGTGCATTCGATCATATTAATGTGCGTCGTTTGTTCATTATCCTTGAGAAGTCTATTGCTGAAGCTGCAAAGTACCAGTTGTTCGAGTTGAATGATGCATTTACAAGAGCACAGTTCAAGTCATTGGTAGATCCATTCCTCCGCACAGTAAAGGGTCGTCGTGGTATCGATGATTTCCGCGTTGTTTGTGACGAAACCAACAACACTGAAGAAGTTGTATCACGCAATGAATTCGTTGCTGACATTTATATTAAGCCTCTATACTCAATCAATTACATTATTCTAAACTTCGTGGCAGTTAAGTCAGTTGTTCAGTTTAATCAGATTGAAGGCTAATAAATACTAGAAATTAACAGGAGAATTACTATATGTCTATTGCTGCTTTCAAGGCATCATTGTATGGTGGCGGAGCCCGTCCTAATCAGTTCCGCGTATTTTTGACATTCCCTAGTCTAGTGAATGCCGGCGCTTATGCTAACCTTAGCCAGTTCCTATGTACAGCTGCTTCATTGCCAGCAGCTCAGCTCGGCGTAGCACCAGTCTATTATCATGGACGTTTGGTCCCACTTGCTGGTGATCGTTCGTTCAATCCATGGGCTGTTACGATTATCAATGACACTAACTTTGGTCTTCGCAATGCTATGGAAGATTGGGTTAACATCATGGCTAGCGTGGAAGGGAATACCGGCGTAACTTCGCACCTACTATACACTTCTGATGCTACAGTCGAACAGTTAGATCGAAACGGAGCTGTGCTAAAGCGTTATGTATTTAAGCACTTCTTCCCACAGATGGTTTCTGAAATTCCTCTAGGCATGAGTCAGAATGATCAGGTAGAAGAGTTTCAGGTGCAATTCGCATACGAGCATTGGGAAGCCGAATCAACTGGTCTAATCAATACAAGTATTAACATTGGTGGGGTTGGTATTCCTGGTCCTTCCATTTAACTTTTGAATAAGTTATCTCTTGATAATGGTGGTGTAAATGGAACTTAATGTATTAGGTTTTACCATAGGGAAGAAAAAGAAGGATAAGCAGTTTATTCCTTCTGTAGTAACTCCCGACCTAGATGATGGTACTTCATTAATATCTGGTAGTACAGCTCAGTATTATGGCTACTACATGGATATTGATGGTACTGTCCGCAATGAAATTCAGGCGGTACAGAAGTACCGCCAGATTTCGCTGTATCCAGAAGTTGATGAAGCTATTCAGGATATTGTCAATGAAGCTATTCCATACGAGGATGAAACTCCTCTTGTGGAATTGGTTCTTGATAATTTGAATGATTATTCGGACGCTATTAAAACAAAAATCACGGATGAATTTGACGAAATTCTTTCACTACTTAAGTTTAGTGAAAAGGCATCTGATTTGTTTCGTAGGTGGTATGTAGATGGCAGGCTCTACTTTAATATCTTGGTTGATAAGAACAATCAAAAACAAGGCATCCAAGAAGTTAGACCAATTGAATGTACCAAGATTCGAAAGGTCGTTGAGGTAAAGAAAGAAAAGACTCCGCAGGGGGTTGAGGTTGTTAAGAGTACTGAAGAGTACTACGTTTATTCGGAGAATGGTTTTGGTGTTACCCAGAGTGGACCCAATGCCGCGCAACCTCAGTATGGTACAGTTCAGGGTGTAAAATTATCCCTTGATTCTGTAGTGTATATCCCATCCGGATATTTGGATCAGAATTCTGGCAACGTATTAAGTTATTTGCATAAGGCTATTCGTCCTGCAAATCAATTGCACATGCTAGAAGATGCGGTTGTAATTTATCGCTTAAGTCGTGCTCCAGAACGTCGTATTTTTTACATTGATGTCGGTAACCTTCCAAAGGCTAAAGCCGAACAGTATGTAAAAGACATCATGAATAACTATCGTAACAAGTTGGTGTACGATGGTAAAACTGGTGAAATTCGAGACGATAAGAAGTACATGAGCATGTTGGAAGATTTCTGGATGCCTCGCCGCGATGGTGGTAAGGGAACAGAAATCACTACATTGCCAGCTGGACAGAATCTTGGTCAAATGGAAGACGTAATGTACTTCCAGAAGAAGTTGTACCAAGCAATGAATGTTCCTATCACAAGAATGTTACCTGATAATGGTTTCAATCTTGGTCGTAGTACAGAAATTACTCGAGATGAAGTTAAGTTTCAGAAGTTCATCGGTAAGCTTCGTCGTAAGTTTACTGAACTATTCTTTGATTTACTTCGCACACAACTAATATTAAAGAATATTATTCCGATTGATGAATGGGATGATATTAAAGAACAGATTTGGTTCCGATTCCAGAAAGATAATTTCTTCTCTGAATTAAAAAATCAGGATATTTGGAACTCAAGAATTATGTTGTTGGGTGCTATTGATCCTTATGTTGGACGCTACTTTAGTTCAGAATGGATCAAGAAAAATATTCTGCAGTTGACTGATGATGAAATTAAGGAAATGCAGAAGCAGATGGATGAAGATAAGAAGAATGGTTTTGTCAATCCAATGATGCAACAACAGCAACCACCATTCGATATGTATAATCAGAACCAATTTGGTGATCAAGGACAAGGACAAGATCCTAATCAGTTTGATAACCAAGACCAAGATGCACAGTTTCAGGGTGTTCCATAAATATAACAATGGAATCCAAAATAATTGGCGAGGAAACAGAACATATGAAAATTCACGACATGCTTTCAAGTATTATTGATGGCGATACTGAACAAACTAAAGAGCTATTCTCTGAAATTATGCGAGAGAAGGTTCTAGATAGAATCGATGCTATGCGCCATGAAATTGGTACTACTGTCTTTAATAAGGATGAGTATGTTACTGAAGATTGGGCAGAAGACGATGTATACCTCGCATTAGGTCGTGTAGTAAAAGCTCTAGACGATGTTTCTTCACTCAATGAAAGTTGGGATGATATGGAAGATGAAGAAAAGTCTGACCTAGAAGACGACGATTGGTATTGGGATCCGCTAGAAGGTGAAGAACCAATTGTTGAACACGCCGAGAAGCGCCACTTAAAGCGTTATAATGAGATGTACAACGAAAGCATGGATAAGCTCCGTGCATCAATCATGGAGCAGTTTAGAATCTCAATGAGTAAGGTCGCATTTGCCGATCTTCGTGAAGAGATTAAGCCTGTCGCCGCAAGGCTTCTAGTTCAGGTCATGGAAGAAACCTATGATGTAATTGGAAACATCGAGGACGAAGAGAAGCGCGATACAATTGCAGAAGCCGTAACTGAATTGTTCCTTAAGATTCTACCAGAAGAATTGAGCTTAGTTCCTCTACCCGCTAATTATAAAAAGAAGGGTCAATCAAAGAGTGAATATGACGCTAACGAAAAGCTAGCTGCGAAGAAGAAGGATTAATTAAATGACCGCCACAGTAACATTCCTTAAAAAGACTCATAACGAAGCTATCGTCAAAGTGGTAGGAAATACTGCTGGCGATAACGCAACAATTGATCTTTATACAACCCTAACAATTAGTTCTACTGGTGACTTAACTTTTAGTGCTACAAACAAGACCATTACTCGTGCTTCAGGAAGTTGGTTGACTGATAGTGTAATCATTGGTGCAGCCGTAACAATTTCTGGATCGTCAGATAATGATGGTACATACATCGTTAAGGAGGTAACTGCTACAGATATTACAGTAGATGATCGTTACACCTTAGTAGATGAAACTGCAGCAGTAACAACCACAGCATATAAGTCAGATTTAGCCGTATATGGACAATTGGTTGATACACCTAAGGTTAATTTGGGACACGTTAAGTGGTCTCTCGCACAGGCGGCTACTGCAGCCATTACTAGAAATTCAGTTAATTTGTATCACCTCGCTGGCTCATACGAGTTTAATGGGGCAGTTGGCGATGGTACTAACAACACTCATGATGTTGTTATCACACTAACTGGTGGTATTGGTACTGTAATCCTAGAGCTTAAGAAAGTAGATGGATTTAGTGCAGT